TAGTATTGAAGTACATTGATGCACAGCTACAGCACCATTTTCCTGAACAGAAATCCAAAAGTTCTTTAGCCCGGTTGAAGATTGATATTTTAGCTTTTCTCCAACTTGCTGAGCAATTTCATATGCTAATGGATTCTCTAGTGCTGGGTAACGGGACGAAACTCGTTCCAAAAGATTTTCAAGACGCTCAAGTGGGTCTGATTCAGTTTTTTCAACTACATTAATGGACTCTAAGTACTGTTTCGCCTCTTCAAAATGTATTGATAAAAGTTGGCTGTACTTAGCTATGCCAAAATGTCTGTTATGTCGTACCCACATAGATGCACGTTGGCTGCGGTTTTTACCAGCACGGCGGTCAACTATCTCATGTAGTGCATGCTGCTGCTCAGGAGTAATCGTAAGACGTTTGTTTATTGCCTGTCCTTTTGTCCAATAGTCCCAAAGCACGTCATCACATTCATTTTGATACATGATGACAGTTTCACGAAGTTCAGGCCGGACTTTGTTGGCGTGGATTGAGTAAAGCCATGCAGCTAATTTTCGGACAGGTAAGCAAGTCATTAAGCGACTTTTCCCATCATTGGCAACTGTGGTGATTTCCACCATAGTTGCACTGAAACGATCTTTTAATTTAACAAACTGGCTTTTCCAATCTAGCCCCATAGCTTCAACGATAGGTTTCATTGGTGTATAAGGCTGCCCATGATGTTCAATAATCATAAGTTCTGCATCATGAAATGGTACAACTTGTGGTATGTATGATAAATTAGACATATCAATATCCTTTCGTGGTTGTTGATAGAAGCCCTTGCATTTGGTTGGTAGCCTGCAAGGGCTTTGTTGTTTCAGGTTTAGAGCCTGTTGTGAATAACTATATATAGTGTATTTAAATAATGCAATATTAAAATAAATTAAAATATAAAAAGAATGCAATCTTATTGTGTTATGATTAATTATCTTTTTTAGAGAATTGAGATGATTAAGAATAATATTATTGCCTTACGAGATAAGGCCGGCATGACGGCGTATCAGTTAGCGAAACAATGCGGATTTATTTCAAATAACCATGTACTGGGAAAGAAGATAAGTGACGCAGAAAAAGGAAAAAATATCACAATTGAAACGGCTTTTTTAATCTACACTGAACTCAAAAAAGCTGGTGTATGCGAGAAGTTTGAAGATGTCTTTTGGCTTGAATGTGATGATAAAGATATCGAAAACTAAAAATATTTTTTGTAGAGTTGGAACTAACTAATTTTTAAACTTTCATATTTGTAAATAATGGTCCTATTCAATGAGTAGGGCTTTTTTATGTCCAAAGCTTTAGCTTATGCACCAGCTGTAAATACAGCAAAAACTAATTTACCAAGTAATGAATCAGATCCATTCTATGGTTCTATTTCAAAGCACAAATACGCAGAGTTTTCTCTATGTGACAAAGAGGGGAATCCTATTGCTGGCTCGCCAGTGATTAAAGCCTTATTAACAGACGGTGATAAAAGCATTGAGAGCCAATGGCAAACTCCGTTTGAAAATAGCAATCCTGAGCTAAAAATGCCTATGCTCATGGCAGGCTTACAATCAGGTCAGCTATCACAAGTCGCTGAACAGATGCAAAGTAATCCTATAGCTCAAGTTTTATCAAAACTTGGGGTTCAAGATGCTATACAGAGCGTTGAAGGGCGTACCAATCTAACTAAAGTGAATACAACTCAAGTATTCCTATCTACTTCTTCAGTACGGCTCAACCTTTCTATTTTCTTCCTTGCCTTTAGTGATGCGAAAACAGAAGTTGAAGACAGGATCATGCAATTAGAGGCTTGGAGTCTTCCAGTTTCTTTATCTTCTGATTCTACACTTCAGAATGTGGTTAATGACTCAAACTCAACTTTAGAAGGGTTGTTTTCAGGTGTAATCCCACCCTTTGTGTCTCTGACAACTCACGGCAAAACTTATAAACCTTTCATTATTGAAAGTGTTTCTGCACCAATTGTTGCGCCAATTGATGAGAAAGGTAACCGGTTAAGTTTGGCCGTGAATATAAGTTTGATGAGTCGAACTGCATGGGATTCAAAAGACATTTATTCATTGTATGGAGGCAACTAATGATTACTTTTGACCCTGTGTACGTTGGTGAAAATACCTACCAAATGCAAGAGCTTAGTTTTGAGCAATGTCTCAAAATATCTATCATTGCTCCAAATTTTAATGAAAAAAGACTTTCAGTTTTTCTGAAATCAGCATTAGACAATGTGGATCCTTTACTTTTATCAATTCAGGAACGGTATTTATTGCTGCTTAAATATCTTGAAAAACAAAGTAATACTATGTTGGAGGTGAACACAGACTGGTCTAAAGTTTTCCTTCAATCAGAAAATAATTGGAAAACTGAAACTACTCAAAATGGAATTACAGTTAGACAGCTTATTGGAATGGAAGTGGAGTTCTTAGAGGCAAATTGTAAGAACGTCGCTGAATGGATTGCCTGCATGATGGCTTTTCAGTTGAGTTATTCTAATCATGAACACTTAGCTTTATTGCCGGATAGAACAAACCCTCAATTATTTGAAGAACAATTTAAGCAGCGGCTAGATTTCATTAAGAAAATGCCAGCTAGTGATTTTGATTTGTGCTATCAAGACTTTAATAATTTAAACAATGAGTTATTTACTCATTTACGGTTAAGCGTTGATAACCACGGTATTTTAGTGGAAAGAGGTGCAGATGACGCGCCTGCACGATTTCGCACCGCTTCCGTCTTTACAGGAATCATCAAAGAGTTGGACCGATCTTTTGCTTGATACTGCAAGTAGTATTTCTGAAAACTGCCCAATGCCTTTATCGGATGCATTAAAAATGCCTTTGAGTTTTGAAAGTACTTACTTCAATTCATCAGCATGGGAAAACCGCAAGAAGTATTTAGAAAATGAAATTGAACGTCACAACGTATTCTTAAAATTAGGTCAAGAAGTCATTAAGGGATTAAATGCCCTAGCAAGTAGAGGCCGATAGTTTTCATGTAGAAAAGTCTGATTAATTCAGACTTTTTTCGTGCTTTGTATTTGGAACCATACTCTATTTAGAACAATAACACTTGCAAAAATAGCTCCAAATGAAACGTGGGGAATAGGTCATGTCTGATCATCAGGCAATTGAAGTCACAGTCACAACTTTTGCTAATAAAACTACCTTCTGGAGTGGTTTAGCAAGCGCATTTGGTTCTTTAACTTCAATTAATTGGTTGAGCTATACAGGTGCAATAGTGGCTGTTGTTGGCCTATTCATAAGTTTCATTTTTCAGTGGAGACGTGACCGCAGAGAACGTAAAGAAAGTGAATTACGTGAAAAAGAAAGCGAATTACGAATCAAAGCTTTAGAAGCTCTAGAGCAAGATAATTTACGAAAGAGGAAAGATGAATGAAGTTAATTGAAAACAATGCTTGGCAGTATCTATCTGTTAAGTTACCCGCCGTAGGTGCATTCATCATGCTAATTTTATTGCCAGCACTACAATGGGGTGTTGATTATGAAGTTATTCCTGAAAAATATCATGCATTTGTTACTGGTACTTTGATGCTTGTTCTGTCATGGATTGGAAAGAAAATTTCTCAACCACGACTTAATGGCCCGCAATTAACAGGCCAGTTAGTAGGGATCAATTCTTTATTGAATATCCCAACACCAACAAAGCCTGATGAATTAGCTTGGATTGCAGAAGCAAAAAAGCATCTTGGCCTTCAAGAAATACCTGGTAAACAGCATAACCCAACTATTTTAAAATGGCTCTCGGAGCTAAAAGCTTGGTGGGCTGACGATGAAACGGCTTGGTGCGGGACCTTCGTTGCACATTGCTTGAAATCAGCTGGAATTGCTTATCCTAAGCATTGGTACCGTGCATTGGATTATGTGAATTATGGTACAAAATTAGCTAAACCCGCTTACGGTTGTGTAGCTATTAAAACTCGAAAGGGTGGTGGGCATGTTTGTTTTGTAGTTGGCCGTGACAAAAAGTCTGGAAAGTTAGTATGCCTTGGAGGCAATCAGTCTAATAAAGTTTGTTATGCACTTTATAATGACTCTGACTTTCAAGAATTCAGATGGTATGGTCGTACAACTCAACCAGCTAGCAAACGTTACAACTTACCGCAATTAAGTGGCGTGACAGCAATTAGAGTTACTGAAGCATAATGAAGTTACTATTACTAAGCTTTCTTTTATGTGGCTGTACGGCACATACAATCAATAGCAATGTAAACGTATCTATTTGCGTTAAAGCACTTTAAAAAAAGCCCTGAATATTCAGGGCTTTTTAATTAATTATTTATTTCTGCATCGTAGACAGTTTGTAAAGAGGCTTTTAGAGCTTCATCATTTGTACTATCAATGAATTTCCTCATTTTCTCTTTGTATTCAAGGTGCCCAGCTTTATATTTTACAAGTAAGTATGAAAATTCAGCTTGCTTATAATTTGGGTCCTTCTTATTTTCTGGTTTGTTCAGCTCTACTTTTAGAACCTCTGCCACATAGTCATAGCACCTATTAATCGAAGTGGCTTCTTTCCCTTGTAGTGAAAGTAACTGACATCTAAATGTAAGTCGTGCTGTGTCATTTGGTTTCTGTGCAAGCTGCTTATCATTTAAAGCATGCGCTTTATCATAGTCATTCAAAATCATATATATATTCATTTGAAGAAGCTCACGTTTTCGCTTATCCGTGATTTTATCGACCTCAGGAAGTATCTCGCGCATATGCTTTTGAAAGACATCTTTATCTTCCATAGAGTATTTTTGAACGTACTCATTATGTTTATTAATAATTTTCTGATCTTCAGCAGATAAGGCTTTAGGCGCAGGGGTCTCAGTTTTTACTTCTGAATTTTTAGTGCTATCAGATGCATTGCTGCATCCACTTAGAAGTGCTGAGCCAATGATAAATAGGGTTAAATACTTTTTCATGCTTTACGTCTTGCCGCCGAAGTAATTGTAAACTCATAAGTTACGTCTGGGGGAGAAGTTACGACTACACCGCCATCAAATTTCGCATCATATTTCATTGTAAGCTTTGCCTTAATTACTTCTAAGTCTGGTACAGGTAGCTTAACCTCGCAACTACCTACAGGTTGTTTATCATTTGCCGTATTCCAGTAGCCCTTACCGACTTTTAAAGTGATTGTGTCACTTATCTGTTTATCTTTCTTAAATAAGCGAAGAACAGCACGTGGGATGATTGTTGCATCAGCTCTAACAGTAGGAGGTAGTAAGGTTGCAGTTACAAAGAGTTGATCTTTTTTGACTTGGTGGGTTACTTCAAAGTTACAAGCGCCCGATACCATTTGTGACATTACACCAAATAAGTTTGTTCTATCTTGATCGTATGGCATTAACATCGTTTTGAATGGGACCATTGTTGTTTTATTTTGTTCTATGTAGTAATTCTCGTACTCATCTTTTACAAAGCTGTCTGTTGCTGGTTGTTTTTGAGACATTGGGGCTGGTGATGATTTAGCAGCAGAAGAAGCGGCTCCACCGCCGTTGTCTTGAACGACCAAATTTTGTTTAGGTAGAAGCTTACAACCACATGAAAGAGAGTCATTAACACGAGCTGCAGCTTTACCGAAAATTTGCATATTCGGATCGCCAGATACAATCGTTGCGACAATTTTATGTGTTGGGCAGGTTGCTTTATCACCGACACAAGCAACGGCAATGCCGTCAATTAGAAACGAACTGTTTCCTGAGATTACTTGGCCCCCTCCAGTAGTAGGGCAGCCAATAGTTATATATGGGGTTGCCAAATCTATACCTTCTTATTTTCATGAAGCAGAGGAATGTTAACAAAGAGGGATAGACAGTGCTGTATAGTTTTATTTATTTGGATGCACAGCTCATACGATCAAGAATGATGTGATTCTATATATTTGGGTAAAAGTAATAAAAAAAATCCTCAATTGAGGATTTTTAAAGCTTAGTATTTATAAAAATACTATTTTACTTTTAAATTAATATATTGAGACATTTCAGAAGTTACTATATCAAGTATTTCTTTATTAAATAGTTTTTCGGAATTCTTTAGATGATTTGTCATTGCATTTAATTCAAAAGCTGATTTTGATTGTGATAGGTCTCTTAGCATTCCTCCAATACATCCTCTGTAATGTCGGATTCGATCTAAATCTAGATTAAGATCGGAGTCGAAGGTCTTTTCATAAATCTTTAAATCGATCAGAAATTGTTTATAGAGCTCTTCGCATTCATTGCGAAATATACTTCTTCTTTCTTCACATTCGTTAGGTATTTTTTCTGCCTGATCGATTAAATTTTTACTAATCTCTGGGAAGTTTTTTGAGTTCCATAAATGTTTTTGTGTCATTACATACTTATGATAATAATCAAGATAACTTACAAGTTTATATAAAGATGTTTGTGTATTTCTAGCAAGTTCAGATCTATTTAAGCCTGTTTGAGAATCTCTCCAATCATTAAATAAACTAGCTGCAATTATTGCTGCCCCAATAGTAGCTAAAGCTGAAAGTATGCTTACCATTAGGGACCAAGCTTCTTTTAATGGGTTATCAATTTGATTGTAGGAATATAACCAAAGAGTGAAAAAGAAAAATATGATACAAATGGAAGTAATCCAACCAATAGTATCTATTAATAAAACTTTAATTTTTTGATTCATAACTTTGAGTATTTCTGAGGTTAGCTTATTTTAGATAATCATAAATATTAATCTAGTCGAATAAATGGAAATTTCATTTAAGTTTTTGATAGAAAAATGAGCAAAAAATTGCTCAAAATTGATAAAATCCTTCGAAAGTGAGCAAAAAATTGCTCATTTAGTTATTAAAGGTAGTTCATCCCATTTAAATGGATTCTTAGTTAATTTGTCTCGTGACATTGACCAGTTGCGACCTGGTACATAACACGAACTTATACCGAGTTTTTTCTTTCCGAATTTTGTGTGTACGTTCTCTAGTGTTTTCATCAATTGTTCTTTCTTTTCTATAGCTTCGAAATCTGTGAGCAGGTCATAAGTGTGACCTGTTTTGGGTTCTAGCCCAGTTAGTATCACACCGCACTTCTTATACTTAATACCTTCTTTAAAAATGTGAGATAGCATTTTTGTTGCAGCTTTTACGAAATCTAACGCACAATCTGTTGGTTGTGAAAATGAGCCGGTTATTGACTTGTTATAAAACGGTACATTTTCATCAAAAGGACTTGATTGAACAAAAACAATAAGACAGCCGCATAATGATTCATCATCTCTCAATCTCTTACATGCTTCTTGTGCATGCATGGCTATTGCTTCTTGTAGGTCAATAAGTTCGGTAACTTTCGCACCAAAAGAACATGACTTAATAATTTGCTTTTTAGATGGCGGAGTGTCTTCAATTTCTAGGCAAGAGATGCCTTGTAGCTCGTTAATAGTACGAGCCATAACAATAGAAAAGCGTTTTTGCATTTCACGTGGTTCAGCACAAGCTAGCTCAAGTACCGTATTAATTCCCATGCTTTGCAACTTTTTTGCATGTTTACGGCCGACCCCCCAGACTTCACTCACATCTATTTGAGCAAAGTAATATTCTTTATTGCACGGATCCATGTTTACGAGATCGCAAACGCCGTTAAAGCCTTGATTTTTCTTAGCTATATGATTGGATATCTTTGCCTCCGTCTTGCTGCGACCAATACCTACGCACACGGGCAAACCAATCCATTTCCATATTTTTAGGCGCATATCCTGAGCGACCTTTTCTAGGTCAAAATTTTTTTCATAAGCTGAAAAATCAACAAAACACTCATCTATTGAATATTTCTCAACTTCTTCATCAGTTACATACGATGCAAGAATCTTATGAAATCTGCGCGACATTTCAGCGTAAAGTTCATAATTGCTAGAGAGAACAATAACATTGTGTTTTTTTACTATGTCTCTGATCTGGAATAATGGCACCCCCATTTTTATATTTAAATTTTTTGCTTCATTGCTGCGCGCAACGGCACATCCATCGTTATTTGACAAAACGATGACTGGTTTATTGTTTAAACTTGGATTAAAGACTCGTTCACATGAGACGTACATGTTATTTACATCTATGAGAAAAAAGACTTTATCTTCATGTCTCATGATTTTTTTCTTGTATTTTTTAGAATATAAGTAACTACACCCCAAATTATTAGTTCTTGCCCGTCATGAAGATGAATATCATCATAATCTGGGTTTTCAGCTTTTAACCAACGCTCATTTTCATCAATCATTAAGCGTTTAACAGTAAAATCATTATCTATAAGTGCAACAACAATATCGTTGTGTTTAGCATCAAGACTACGATCAACAATCAACTCATCATCAATATCAATGCCAGCGTTAAGCATCGAAAGTGATGCCACTCTAACAATAAATGTTGCTTCTTCATTTTTAATTAGGTGCTCATTCATGTCGAGAGTTCGATCAACATAATCTTGAGCAGGAGAGGGAAAACCAGCTGAAACTTTTTCTATAGCTAAAGGTATTGAAAAAAAAGTAGTAGGTGAAACTAATTTTATGGATTCAACCTCACTCAATACCTTGCCAGCATTGAGATGTGGTTTAATTTCGATAATGGAATTGGGGATAATGCTCATAGTTACTCCTTGATTTCGTTACATAATCAAGATGATATTCTAGAGATGAGCATAAATTCAAATTTAAAAAGCTGTGGATAAACAAATAGAAGTCAAAAATTGACGTCTGTCATTGTGCATTTGGTCGGAAATTCTTCAGTTCTGATCGAGGTTGAGCGGTGAATTCATCAACTGGCATATCTAGGAAAAAGTCCTTTGCTTCCTCATGTTTACAGTGAAGCCACTCTTCCCTTAATTCAGGTGGAATAACAATAATAGAGCGCTTTTCATCAGTAGGCGCGTGGAATTGCTTCATGAAAGGGTGGTGGTCAGAGTTAATTGTGAGCATGCTCATAGATCTGATTTCTTCGCCGTTTACTACAGCATATTCATAAATGCCTGCGATAGTGAAAGGCATATCATCTTTCCGATAAATTCCCCACCATTCTGGCTTGTTATTAATATACTTCGGTTCAAATATCACATATGCAGGAATTAAACAAAATTGGTTTTTCTTCCATGCATTTTTAAAACTAGGCTTTTCGTGAACTGTTTCAGTTCTTGCGTTATAAGTATTGTGGACCTTTTTAAGATCTTTAACCCATGGAGCGACTAGGCCAAAACGAGCTAATCGCCATTCCATTTGCTCTTTTTTAGAGAATAATAGGGGCGCTTCATAGTTAGGGTATATGTGCGATTTATATTCAAATGTCGGCTCAAACAGATCCAGCAAGTGAATTCTATCTTTTGCAATTGGTTCATAGTTTGAGCACAT